TGCTAACACAACTATGAACATCGAACAATTGCAGAGCAAGCGCGAAGGTATTCTCGCAACAGCTCGTGAACTGGCATCCGGAAACGGTGACCTTGCACAAGTCAAGTCCCTGATGGTTGAAGCCAAGGACATCGAAGAGCGCATCGAGACCATCAAGAGCCTCGGTGCTACCGCTCCTGTTGTTACCCCTGCGGTAGACAAGAAGCCATGGAAGGGCGGAATCAACGTCCAGAAGAATCCATTTGCTGGATCCACTGACGAGCGCAACGAGAAGGCTTATGTCTTTGGTCAGTTTGCTCGCCACCTCGCTGGTGTCAAGTCTGCAACCAAGTGGCTGTCCGAGCATGGACACATGAAGGCACAGACCGAAGGCACACCATCTGCTGGTGGATACACGGTTCCTGAAATCGTTTCCAGCGACCTTATCTGGCTCCGTGAGCAGTATGGCGTTGCTCGTCGCAACTCCCGTATCTACCCGATGTCCTCGGATACGCTCTTGGTTCCTTCCGCTACTGCATCGACCACGGTCTACTATGCATCGGAAGCAACAGCAATCACAGCATCTGACATCACCTTTGGTCAGGTCTCCCTCTCCGCTAAGAAACTTGCAGTCCTCACGATTGCATCGAAGGAACTCGGCGAAGATACGGTCATTGACCTCGGTGCTGCTCTTGCCCGTGACATGGCTTACGCCATCGCTAAGGAAGAAGACAACGCCTGTTTCAACGGTGACGGTTCCGGTACTTACGGCTCCATCACAGGTATCCTTCAGGCTGTTTACGGCTTGAACGCAACCAAGGCTAACATCGCTGGTGTTGTTGTTGGTGCTGCACTTTCCGGTGCTAACTTCTCCAACTTTACGCTTGCAAACTTCCAGAGCATGGTCGCAAAGTTGCCAACCTACGCAGACAATGCCAAGTGGTATATGCACAAAGACCTGTTCTTTAACGGTGTGGCTGATAAGCTCATCGCTCTTGGTGGAAACGCCATCCTCGACATCCAGAACGCTTACACCCAAGCACCTACCCTGTTCGGTTATCCAATCGAGTGGGTTCAGAATATGCCTAAGTCCCCAGCTGCAACAACCCCTGTTGCAATCCTTGGCGACCTGACAAAGGGTGTTGCTTTTGGTGACCGTCGTGCAATGACCGTTGAGGTCAGCGATCAAGTCAAGTTCGTGGAAGATGCTTTGACCTACAAGGCAACCGAGCGGTTCGCTTTCAACGCCCATGACGTTGGAAACGTATCCGGTACGGCTTCTGCCCGTGTACCTGGTTCGCTCATCGTTCTCGCAACAAGCAACGCTTCCTAAGCGTAGCCCCTTCAATCAAGCCCTCGGCAGACGTGCCGGGGGCTTTTGTTTTGCCTGCGTTTACTTTTTAAAAATAGGCGTGTGGGATACTAACCGCATGATGACCAGAGCCGAGGCGATAGCACAAGTATCATTATTTGTGGCTGCTCAAAGTTACCCGCAGATGTCAACCACCGACATCGGCTCTATCCTCGATTCGTTCTCACGGTTCACCACGTGGGCAGCAGTAACCACTTATGCTGTCGGTGACCGTGTAGTGCCTACAACGCCTAATGGGCGGGTTTACGAGGCACGGGTGGCTGGTACTTCATCCAGCACACAACCAGAGTTTCCTGCCTATCCAGCGGCACAATACAAAGGCTGGTCTATTGAGGATGGTACTTCCGATCCGGTGCTTACATGGGTAGACATGGGAGCCATCAACGTTGAGCGTTACGATGTACGCACTGCAACCCGGCAGGCATGGCTTATCAAGGCATCCAGAGTAGCGGCAGACATTGATGCCAAAGAAGGACAATCCGATGTCAAGTTGTCTCAGCTGATGCAGCATTGTTTGACCATGGCTGAGAAATACCGCCCGGTGGCTTTCGTATGAGTCCTATTCTGCGCCAGACCATACAGGCAGGCATGGTGCGTAACCTTTGCCAAGACCGCGTAGAGGTTCACCGCTTCACACTGACGGAAGATGGCAGAGGTGGTGCTACCGAGACATGGCGCAAGGTTGCTGAATACCCTGCACGGGTTACTAACCAGTCAGACACAGAATCGATTGTTGGTGGGGCGATACAGCCATCAGCGCAATGGACACTCATAGTGGCCGTTGCAGCTGATGTCATGCCTCAAGACCGGGTCTACCTTGTCGGTGATGATTCCCGATACTTTGATGTGATTGGTACAGACTTTGGACAGACAGAACTTTTGGTACAGCACTGTGGACTAGTGGAGCGGGTGGCATAATGGGCGCATCAGAATGGACAACCATAGGTTTAGCGGCAGTAACTGGGATTATTAGTCTGCTTGCCTACATCATCAAGTTCTTGCATCGCATGGACAAACGTGGAGCCGTTGACACCGCTAAAATTGAAGACCACGGTGAGCGTATTGGTAGGCTTGAAACTGTAACAGGTGAGATGCGTACAAGCATCATCAAACTGGAGGCGAAACGATGAACGGAATAAGTATTAGCAGGCTGGTCGTGGTTGTCTTGATCGCCTTTGTCGCGTCCTTTAGCACGGTCTTTGGTGATGGCATCCGCACAGCTGAAGCAGACACGCTCGCCGAGCTTGGCGCAGTGATGGCACTGTACGGGAGCAAGGCTGTAGCGGCTGGTGTCACAGCTGCGATGTCTGCTGCGCTGGGCTTCCTCACGATGCCTTTTAAGGGTACGGGAATCAATGCGCTGAAGGTGGGCAAATGAACCTGCAAAACTATCGATTGGAGCCTAACCCAAACAGCCCCGGTGATTGGATTGTGTTTGGTGATATCTACGACAATGACGGCAACCTTTTAGGTCCGTTTGGTGAGAATGGCACAAGCGTATTCGGTTGGTGGGTTACGCAGGATACCGCTTTTCAGCAGAACTATAGCAACCAGTTTGCGATTGTTATGGCTCAAGAAATTGTGGCGGGGACGGCTGAATAATGGCAACTTACTACGTGAAGTCAGCGGCGCAAGGTGGAAATAATTCGCTCGCAGGAACATCACCATCAACGGCGTGGGCTACTGTTTCCTATGCTTTGTCCAGTTCTTCTGGATTTGCAAGTGGTGACACTTTATACATTGCGCCCGGTGTTTACACTGATCAAATTAGTGTAACAATGCCAAACCCTACAGTAGAGACCAATATTATAGGTGACCCGACTGCTAGTCAGTTTAGTGGCTTAACTACTGGGCCCGTAGTTATAACGAACTTTAACTCAACCTTGTCCGGGTCTGGATACTCCGGAAACATTATCACTGCAACAACAAAAAACTATCTACATTTTCAAAACATTAAGTTTGCTATTAGTAATAGCCGCACGATGGTTATGACAACTTGTACAAACTTAAAACTAACAAAATGCTCCTTTATATCTAGACAACAAAGTGTACCGATTGTTGAAATTAATAGCCCAACCAGTACAGCTGTAAATATAACGGTTTCTAGATGTGTCTTTGTTGGGGGGAATCAATCACTCAATATCACAGGACGAAATGTGGCAGATGCATCTACGATTACTGATTGTATTTTTACTAGTCCAGTAAATGCCGCAATAAGTTTGGTGAGTGTTCAAGTTGCAATTTACAACTGTTTTATTTCTAGAACACAGTGGGGAGTATCTCTGACAAACGGTAGTGCGACATTTCCAACAATCGTAAGAAACTGCTTAAGCGTTCATACTGACTTTGATTTACTTTGCATAACTGTAAATAATACAATTATTGAAAATTACAATAGATTACTTGGCGCGAGTGCGCGGGCCAATCTAGTTGACAATGGCACATCAAGTATTACTGGTGACATTGGAGTTGACTATTTTGAAACGCTTCTGTGGGGCATCAATAACCTACAGCCGTTCACCTCCTACGCTTCATCACCTAACGCAAGTTTCGGCAATGCGACAGGTGCGCCAGTAACTGATATCTATGGTGTAACGTGGACAGGCACAAGCCCAGACGCTGGTGCTGGTACGTATCGTGTCATCACAAGTGTTCCTACTAATATCGGTTATGTGGCTAACCTTCCGGTAAATACACAAGCATCGGTTATCACAATCGCTCCCGGCTCAACCTCCCAAAGCATCGAACTCTACCTTGGTGCTACAGGTCTCGCAGCCTCCACCTCAGGTCTCTCAGCTCGCTACAACCGGACACGCACAGCATCAGTAAGCATCCCGCTGGTAGCCCGTACAATCGCGCAGGCGTGGACTGCTGGTGGCTTTGCCGAGGTTGACGCTACCAATATGCCGGG